TTTGTTTACATAAATCGATACCCAATTCAATAGATAAAGCTTCTAACATGTCTTTACCATAATAACCATCTCTACTTATACCTAGTTTTTTTTGGATTACGTATATGGGGTGTGTTTTATCTAAATCATAATCACCATAGTTAAGTATGGCCCCATTTTTTAATATATCGTAAAAAGAAACATCCACCTTTTTAAATTCGGTGTCACCTGTAGGTACACACTTAACCTCTCTTTCCTCAAAAAGTCTAGTATATTGGTTTTCGGTGATTATTATACGCATAAAAAAGTCATTTACAATAAATATAATCATAAACGACTTACTCTATAAATAAACTCTAGTTATTTACATACAACTAAAATATCTTTCACCTCTATCACATAATATAGTTAAAGCGTCTGTTTCCTCATTGTCTCTTAACCACTGGAATGAGGCGAATACATTTGCTGCGGCACTTATCCCAACAAATAATCCATAATTTTTAGCTAAGTGTCTTGCACATGCCTTAGCACAATCAGTACTTATCATCCTTACTTCAGAAACCCTATCTAAATCTACCAAAAATTTACTACCATCCCCAATGCCTTGTATTCCGTGTAAACCAGGTTCAAAACCTGACATTACTGCACTTTCTGAGGGTTCTATAGCTACTGATTTTATTTTAGGCCACATTTCTTTTAAAAATTTATCAGTACCCATTAGGGTACCCCCAGTACCCGTCCCTGCGACAAAAACCGCTGGGGGTGTGTTTTCCCCTTTAATTTCTTTATACTGATTGTAAAACTCAGGACCTGTAGTTTGGTAGTGTGCTTTAATATTTAATGGGTTAGCAAACTGATTACAATTAAACCATTCGTTAATATAACATAATTCGTCTCTCATTCTAATTGCTTCATCAAAATCCCCTTCGGGTGCTTCAATTAATTCCGCACCATAATATTCAAACATTTTTTTTCTTTCCTCAGACATATTAGATGGCATTACTATAACCATTTTATATCCTCTTTCGGCTGCTAACATCGCAAATGCTATTCCACTATTTCCACTAGTCGCTTCACACATAGTATCACCTGGATTTAAAAGACCATTTTTTTCAGCGTTATTAATAATAAAAGTTGCCATCCTATCTTTTACCGAACCCGATGGGTTCATAAATTCAGCTTTACCCCATACTGTATATTTACCTATTCTTATAGGGATTAATGGGGTATTACCTGTATAAGTGGATAGTCTTGTTGTCATTAATTTTCTATTTCTACGTTGAATTTGTCTCCTTGTTGAATTTTATCTATAACGTCTAGTCCTTCCACAACTTTACCAAAGCATGTATGATTACGGTCTAAGTGTTGGGTATTTTGTCTACCGTGACAAATAAAAAATTGTGAACCTCCGGTATTTCTTCCTGCATGTGCCATGGATAATACACCTTTATCATGATATTGGTTATCTCCAGTTAGTTCACAATCAATTTTATACCCTGGACCACCCATACCATTACCATTAGGGCAACCTCCTTGTACAACAAAATTTGGTATTACTCTGTGAAAATTAAGGTCTTTGTAAAATCCTTCTTTTGCTAATTTAACAAAATTATTTACTGTATTTGGTGCGTCTTTTTCGTAGAACTCTACCACCATAGTTCCTTTATCTGTATTAATTTTACCTTTCATTTTTTATTTTTTAATCTAATAAGACCATATAGGCCTCTTTATTATTTATTCTAAACCATTCTAAGGATTTATGTAAATCAGCGACCATTTTAGGTGTCGTCATACCCATCTGTACAATCATTTGGGTACCCATTATAAAATCATAAACTGATAGTTCTTCACCTGTAAGACTATATTCTTCACCGGAAAAAGGATTAGTTACTATATCACCTTCCTCATATACTTCGCCGTCAAACCATTCTGGTAATTTATTTTTTTTCATTTCTTTTTTCTTTTATGTTTGTTCCATATATTAACTGGGTCATCCTTTGAACGACCACTATCCCATTTGTTCATGTCTTCCATGAATTTCTTTTGTCGTTCTACTCTTACACCTTCTTCTATGGCATATTTACCTAAAAAGTAAATTCCTAAAATAACTGCTATTAGTATCAATGTTGTCATATTACATATATTCGTTAACTGCTTCGTATATCAATTCTTGTTCTTCCTCATTAAAGTTTTCTTCTCCCTCTAGGAACGTAGCATCACCCCCATGGTCATCACTATACTCTTCTACTATAAACTTGTGTTCACCATAAGAACCATAAGCTTCAAACTTAAATGCAAACCAAGTCTCATAATTATTTTCAATATAGACTTTATCGTCACCAGCCTCATCAAGTGTATCAACATAAGTCATATCATCTAATTGTTCAAAAATAACTTCTTTATCCTCATCAGTGAAATTATCTTCACCCTCCACATAAACAAGTTCTCTTTCGTCATTCATATCTTCCATGCTAACTTTAAAATCTTTTCCTTTATACTTTCCAATATAAGTGTGTTTGCCCTCTTCATGGGTCTTTACTTTGTCGTTAATTACTACTTCTGCCATTTTTTTTTAATTTATTAATTTCTCTATTTATGTACCAACTTGCTTTTTCCAAGTCTTCCAGTTGGTTACTTTTTTTACCAGCTCTAGAAATATACTTTACTGAATTACCAAGATTAAACCCCAAATCCCAAGCTTCGATAACTTTTATAGCTTCATATATATTATCTTTACCCCCATAATGATTAGGGTGATTTACCATTTCTTTTTTAAGTTTGTTTTGGATTCTATTAAAAGAAATTATATCTTCTGTTGTTGGGTAGTTTGGTTTGGTTTTCCCTTCAGTTTTATCAAATTTAGGTATTTCTCTGGATTCCATTTATTTTATTTTTATGTATAAAATGTTAAATAAAAATAAAACTATTGTCAATATAATTTTTTGATTTTAATTAAGACAGAAAGGTGGGAATCCATCTTTACTCTTCACAAATAATTTTTCTATTTGTTTTTCTTTTTCAATAAAGTTTTGTATGTCTATTTCCTCGGTCACTTCTTTAAAAGCTAAGTCAGTTACAATACCTAATAATTCAGTAGATGATAACATTGGGTCTCCGTTTTTTTGCATATTAATGGTCGCTTTATCAGCGACCATTTTATAGAATTCATCCATATCAATATTTCCCATCCCAAACATATCTCTTCTCGCTTCCTCATCGGTGTCAAAAAAGTCTTTGAGTCTTTTTACATAAATTTGTATATCAACTTCCATATACATAAATACTAAACCAAGTTGTATTTTTTAATCAATCTTTTATCTACGTTAGTAGTTTTACCCTCTTTTTTAAGAATGTTATAGATTTTTTGTGCAGCTACTTTAATATCTTTCATATCACCCTCAACCTTCTGTTTAGCTTTATAAATCATAACTTCTGCACTTCCTGGAGTTTTTACTACTTTTCCAGCTAACCTCCTTGAAGTTTCTTGTGTTATTTTTTGTCTAACTTCATAATTCACCATTTTACAGATATGGTGACCTCTTTTTTCCATTGTTGTACTTCCACCCATTTTATTTTATTTTTTAAAAATTAATACTCATCCATTGTAAATCACCATTATAGGTAATTGTCTTATCAAGCATCCTGACTTGATACACACTTTTTAGATTTTCAGCTTCTTTTATTTTACCAAAAAATTTTAGGTCGTCATACCCAAAATTATTTTTTATAAATAAATCTAATTGTTTACCGGATAAAAGTAGATGTATATTTCTTACTACCCAGTCTTGAAAATCCATTGTATCCCAGTTTGATGTGTTTCTTTCTTTCATACTACAAATATACGACTTTTTTAGTGATTTATTCTATTATTTTGGAAAAACTTTTATTTCTTTTGTTTTACTTACTAAGTCACCCCAAACACTGTCTTTTTTATATCTGGTAGCTCTCACTTTATGGTTGTCTATGTAATGATACTCTGTAACGTCTTCGTGGATTCTAGGTTTACCAAAAATTATATAATGCCATCTTACTTCATTGTCTCTTAACCATTGTTCGGTAACTTCTCTATGTTCTTCTTTTCTAGATGTAAAAAAGGTAATTATATTTCCTTCTTCATACCATTTATTAATTGTTTCTATTGAATTATGGTATGGTTTTGCATTAGCCATTCTTTCAAATTGTTCGTTAGGGATATCGTCACAAATTGTCCCATCAATATCTATAATATAATTAGTTTTACTGACTTGTTTTCTAATTTGTCTATACCCTACCATTTTTTTATCCAAGTATTCATCTATATCATATCTATATTCACCACATGAAGAATAGAGACATTTTTTTTGAATTACCGTTTTTTTGTCTTCTGTTAAATAAACTTCTGTTATACTATTTGCGTAATGTTGTGTATAAATTAATATTTCTTCCATTTTATTTTTTTTTTATCTTCCTACTTCTTTTATGTATTTTTCTTTTGTTTCTTCCCAGGATAAATCAATTACATCCCAGTAAAATAATTGTTCTTCTTTAATTCTACCTTGTTTCCAAATATTTTCATATCTACGGATAGCTTTAGGTTTCCACCATCTCTCAGTATAAGTTATATCTTCTTTGAATTTCTTTTTTAAGTTTAGGTCTTTTTCTTCTATCTCCCCTCGTAAGAACTCACAACCATTATCGTACATCATTGCAAGATAGACCCCTCTCTTAAACCCGTGGTCATAATCTGAACCCTTTATACCACAATGTTTAAAAACTTTGTTAAGGATGTTCTGTTTAGGTCCTGTAGCACTTATAGCCTTTTTATGTTCTTCTGGGTGGTTATCTTTTAACCATTTATTCCATGGTAGATATGCACTATCATCTGGTTTTAACCTAACCTTACCAGATGTCTCACCCATTGTTTTGAAGTGTGGCATTCCGTTGTACATAGAGTTGATTCCATATAAAGAGGTTGTTCCTACAGCAATTAATTTATCACCGTATTTTTCTTCCCAAGCATCTCTAATAACTTTACAAGTAGTTAATGCCGCAACTAATTTACCCATTAACATATTATACCCTCCTGGTTGGGTAGAACAGATAGTTGTTGCTATAGCTGTATTGTTTAATTTATGTTGGTCAAATTTGTTTGTTTTATCCCAACCTATATAGGCATCTCTAACTTTAATACTAGTAACATCAGACCCTAAACATATCAAACCAAGGACTTTATCTGTTTTCCTATCCCTAACCCAGAATTTCATATTTCGTCCTGGATTTGCAACCCATTCCATTGTATGGATAAGTTTACGGTAGTTTACCCATTCTGTTACCCCTTTTCCGGCGGTTGCCATTTCTACATAAGGTTCTAACGATTCTATTTCTTTAATAGTATTCTCTACATTAGTGATATCAG